CGGTCGCACCCGACTTCGGGGCCATCCTCAAGCAGATGCAGGACACCACCGAGCGGTTGGAGGAGAGCCGGAAGGCGTTGGAGGTTTCTCAAAAAACTCAAATCCGACTCCAAGCCAAAGAAGCCGCCGGGCTCGTCCTTCCTCTCACCCAGGAGGACGCCGAAGCGATTCTCACCTACAATGACGCAATTGCCGAGACGATCCGGAAGTATATTCCGAGCGACGATTCCAGCGAAGGCGATTCGAGCACTTCGGACGCCGACCCGGAACCGCCCTACGAAGAAAACGCGAAAGCCACGGAACTCCAAAGCGTGGTGGATGCAGCCAAACAGCTCAAGTCCACTCACAGCAAATAGGAGAATCCGATGGATCCGGAAATCAAAGCCGCACTCGACGAGATCAAGGGCGGAATCGACTTCGCAAAGAAGGCGCTCGAAGGCCAAGACAATCAGGCCGAAAAGCTCGCCGCACTCGACACCAAGCTCGCCGACCTCACCAAGCAGGTCACCGAGCACGCCCAGAAGAAGGCCGCATTCAACCTCCTGGGCACCGAGCCCACGCAGGTCCGCACCGCCGTCGGCGAGACCATCAAGGCCCTGCACGCCGCCAAGCTCGCGGGCGTGGACGTTCGCGACCTGAAGAACGTCTCCGAAGCTCGCCTCGCCGGTCTGGGCTACTCGGGAGAATCCAAGGAAATCGGCCTGCAGATGGTCGAGAAGACCGCGCAGTACGGATCCGACGCTTCGGGCGGCATCTTCATTCCGAACGAAGTCCTCGCCAACGATTGGGTGGAATACCTCCGCGCCAATCCCGAGGTGATCTTCGCAGCCGGCGCCAAGAAGACCGTCCTCCCCGCTGGCACCGCCGGGATGATCTTGCCCCGCAAGACCGCCGTGACCGCAACCTCGATCATCGCGGAAAATGCCGCGTTGGGCCTGACGGACATGGGATGGGAAGGCGTCACGACCAAGATTCGGCGGGCGGGTGGCATTGTGCCGATCTCCAAGTCGTTCCTGTTCGCCGCTCCCTACTACGTGGATATCGCGTGGAAGGACCTCCAGAAGACCATCGCCCTTCAGCAGCAGTATCAGGCTTTCTACGGCGTCGGCGCGAACGGCGAGACCACCGGCATCGCGAACGACCCCAAGGTCACCAAGTGGTACTTGTCCACCACGGACCACAAGTACAGCGGGGCGCTTACCGGCGCTCGCTTCCGTCTGACGGACATCGCCAACCTGGAAGACGTGCTCGCGACCCTGAATGCCCGGCTTGCCGGTGCCGCCATGGTCACCCACCCGCACGTCATCGCGAACATGAAGAAAGAACGGAACGCTGCCTACTCCGGCGACACCATCGGAATGCAGGCGTTCTCCTTCATGCCCGGCGACACCCTATTGAGCGACAAGCAGCTCACCGAGGCCCTTGCCCCCTACACCTACAACCGGCTGACCGACATCAAGATCAACCAGACTGTGGGATCGGCTTCGGGCACCGTGGGAGACATCTTCTTCGGCCAATTCGACAACATCCACATCTTTGAGTTCGGCGGCGTGCAGATGCAGACCTCCGATCAGGCCAGCGTGGGCAACAACAGCGCATTTGCGACCTCTCAGGTCTTCCTGAAGGCAGATGTGAACTTCGACGTGCTGATCCGCAACCCTCTGGAACTCGTCCAGGTCCCGGACGTGCTCACCACGGTTGCCTCGGTCGGCTGATCCATCTGAGGGGGCGGCAATCCGTCGCCCCCTTCTTCCCATCTGAAAGAAAGGACATCTCATGTCGGTTGCATCTCAGAACTACGCGAACTCCGTCTTCCCGGTCGTGTCCATCGCGCCGCAGGTCATTGCGGCCGCTTCCACCGTCAACGGCACCTCCTTGGACCTCCAGGCTGCGACCACAGAGCACGGCGCTGACGTGTTCGTGGAAGTCGCCATTGGCACCGTGAATGCCGGAACCTGCACGATCCAACTCCAGGACAGCGCGGACAATTCCACGTTCGCCGTGGTCGCCAACACCGAGAACGGCGTCACCAAGAACGCGCAGCTCGTCGCCGCTGCCGCTGGCACGTTTCGGATCTCCGAGGGACAGGCTCGCCTGCGTCGGTACGTCCGGGCCTCCGTGACCACCTCGACCACCAACCAGACGGTGGCTGCAACAGTCGGGCTCTACGCCCTTCGGCAGACGCCTCCGTACTTGCTGGTCTCCGGAACCAACTTCCTCGCCTTCGGAAACTAGGGCGCGGACATGGCCGACATTCTCCTCACAACCCTAGCGCACGCAAAGGAGCGGATCGACTTCTCGACCTCCGCGACCGGAGCGCCCGTGCGGGACTTGATGAGGATGATCGGCGCAATTTCGCAGGAGATCAAACAGTTCTGCCAAGCAGATCTTGGCGTCGGGCAGTACATCGAGCAACACCAGCTTGATGTCAACGCCCGCGCCATCTACCCCGACAACCCGCTCATCCGCAGCGTCCAGAGCTTGACCTATGATCCGCTCGGACTCTTCGCGGGTGGCGAGACTCAGCTTTTCGAGGGCTCCGATTTCGAGATCGACCCCGAAGGACGCCGACTGAATCTGATGATCGCATGGCCGAACTTGTTCCGTGACCCGAACCGGGTGATCCGGCTGGCCTACACGGGCGGACAGGCTTACCAGACGCTCAACACCGTCTATTCGGTGACTCCGACCGGCACGTTCGTCGCAGGCACCTACGCACTCACGGATGGGCGCTCGATCATCTTGACGAGCTACGACTCGGTCGGCAAGCTCCTGACCTTCCAGCCGGACATCGGCAACTTCTACCAGAACGACGTGATCCCGTTCGGCACCAGCGCGACCGCCGTCCTTGGCGTCGCGTCCCAGCCGTCCATCTGCAACGACATCCCGCTCCTTGAGGATGCCTGTCTGATGCAGGTAGCCTACGAATGGGAGCGCCGCAAGTCTGCCGGACGGAACTCGACTCAGATGGGATCGGGAGAGACGCACTACGCCGGGGAGTACAAACTCCTCGACAGCGTCAAGGATCGCATCCGAAACTACCGTGTTTCCCATGTGCGGTCGTGATGAGCCGGGAATGGACAGCCACGGCAACCGGAGGGCCGAACCCGGAGAAGTTTCGGCAGGCCCGCAAGGACGCGATGTCCACCTGGGGACAGGATTTCATTTCAACCCTCATTCGCGAGAACCTTTCAGGCCGTCACGGAGACATGGGGCTCAACCGGCGCACCGGGAATTTGGCGGGCGGATGGAATTCCGCGCTGACCGACGGCGGGACGTGGCTTGACCTCGTCGCATGGGTTTCTGGCCACGCTGCCGATCCCTACGAGGGCGCGTCGCATGGGTACGCATGGGCTGAAGAGTACGGCGCAACCATCACACCACGCAAAGCCAAGTGGCTTTGGATACCGACCCTGGAGAACCAGACTCCAACTGGACAAGCCCGCATCACGCCAACCGAGGCGATCCAGCGCGGCGGGTTCGTCCTGAATCGCGGCGGTTACGGGATGTTCATCTCGAAGCCCCTGGCGAGCAAGGGCCGCTCTGATCCGAGAGGCTACGCGGGATGGATGCACGGCGGATCCAAGCGCACCGGGCCTGCCTTGTTCACCCTTGCGAAGCGGGTCGTCGTCAAGCCCCGCATGGGCGCGACCTCCATGTTTCGCAGCCGCTTCCCGCTCCTCGAAAGGGCGCTGGCATTCGCTGGACAGGAGGCGTTCAATGGGTAGCATCTCTGGAATCACGCCCGCCCGCATCTCTCCGGTTACGCAAGGGACGCTCACCATAGCTGGGACGGGCTTCGGCACCATTCAGGGCGCAGTGACCGTAGACGGACGCGCAGCGGCTGTCCTGACATGGACTGACACGTCCATCACGGCGACGTGGCCCCTTCGCCAGATGGACGGGCTTTTCGACTGGTCCGGTGGATCGGTTGTCGTCACTGTCACGGGTGCCGCAAACTCGTCCGTCGAGTACATCGCCTCTCGCGTGGGACGGGCCTTCAAATCCATTTGCGACCGCATGGCAGCGGCCACAGTCCAGGGCGGCTACTTCTACAACTGGTCCGCCGATCAGATTCTAGGGCTCCAGGTAGACCTCAAGAGCTTCGACAACGGATCCCCCTATCCGCGCATCGTGATCTACCTGGAGCAAGGCCAGGAGCTTGAAGCAGATCGCGTGGCAGGATTTGTCACCTACGAATGGACGGGTCGTGCCGAAGCGATCAAGCCCATGAACCAAGTGACGGACGCCACCCAGGAGGCCGCGTGCCTTCTCGCGGACTTCCAGCGGGCATTCATGTCGGATCTGTCGAATTCCGGGATTACCGATACCTGCATCGTGGGTGAACCGGACATCGGGCGTATCGACGGGTTCGCGATTGGTTCGCTTCTCGGTGCCGGTCAATCCTTCCGATTCAAGGTCCAGACCATCGAAAACGACGCCACTCAGAACATCAACTGGTTCGCAACCAGAGGGGGATGATATGCAGATTCCTGTCATGAACTACGTCGAGTCCTACGGGACCCGCTTCCAGGCCAAGGAAGCCCTCGCACCGCTGGCTTTGCTCCAGGGTGAAGATCTTCACGCCGAAGTCGTCAGAATCTTCGGGCTTGAGCCCGTCGCCACCGAACCCACCCACGAACAGGAAGGCTAAGCCATGGTCCAGCACTGGCAAAGAAAGACCATCTTCGCGATGGTCGAGACTGTCCCCGGAACCTACATGACCGACGCCTCGCTCTTCGTCGCGGCGAACGTTTTGATTCAGCCGCAGGACATCACCTTCGAGACCAAGCCCGACATTATCGAGCGCAATCCCGATGGCGTGTCGCTCCAGCCGATTCAGCACGTCATCGGGAAGATCCCGGCCTCGCTGAAGCTCTCGCATCGGTGCTTCACTTCGGGCACGGCAGGCATGGCGCCCAGCTACAAGCCCTTCCTATTGGCCTGCGGGACCACGGACACCAACGTCGCCGTGACTTCCGACACGTTCGCGGAAGATCCCAACGCGCAGACGACACTTTCCATCGGCTGGGAAATCCTCTCGGAAGACGGGACCATTGCCTACCGATACGCGCTTTCGGGCGTCAAGGGAAATGTGGTTCTGAAGGCCGGGAAGATCGCGGACATCATGCTCTTCTCTTACGCCTTCGAGGGAGCACTCGCGATGTCCACGGACGGCGCGACCATCTACCCGACCGCCGCGACTCCGGTCACCGCGTCGAGCATCACCTACCCGGACGAGGTTGCCAACGGCATCCGCTTCGGGCAATTCGTGACGCCGACCGGCGCTCTCGCGTTTCAGTGCGACACCTTCGAGTTGGACTTCGGACAGAAGGTCGAAATGCTGACCGACATCTCGAACTTCAATTCGATGGGGTACGCGCTGATCGCCGACTCTACGCCCATGCTCAAGGTGGGATTCCGTGTGGTGCCGCGTGCGACCTCTGACGAGCTTCAGAAGTTCGCCAAGGGCACCGCGTTCGCCTCCACGCTCACCCTGGGATCGACGGCGGGCAAGCGTCTCGTCATCACGACCAGCGCGGATGCGCAGTACAAGGGGTTGACCTTCAAGGCCATCGGTGCGGCGGCTGGCATGGAAGCGCAAATCGCCCTCCATCGCACGGCGACCGGCACGGCGTCCAACGCCTTCTCGGTGGCCTTCACCTGATGGATGAGACGCTTTGGGGAATCGATCCCGACGTGCGCTATCGCTGGACGCCTGCCGCGTTCCGGATCGCGCCCGCTGGACTTACCGAACGGATCGAGGCGCTTTGGCCGGGAGACGAAGAGGCGAAGGATCCCACCAAGCTCGAAGCCTTCCAGGAGGCCGCCAAGGAAGTTCGGCGCGAGTACGACGGCAAGCCCAGGGGAATCAAGGAGGGCGCTCCGGTGGTCCTCCTGGCCCCGCTGACCGAGCGGCTTTCGCTCCGTCTCCAGGCCGCAAAGACCCTGTATCAGCGCGAACTCTATTGGGCTCGCGAGAACCTGAAGAAAGACTCCGCTGGGAAGTCTGCCGAGGAAGTCGAAGCCATCGAGCGTGCCGCAACCGCCGCCAATGTTCGGCGCGGCGTCGAGATGTACCCGCCTGACCTGCAGTTCGACATCCTTGCCGACTGCGTGAAGGGCTGGGAGAATTTCCGTAAGCCGTTCTCAGGGAAATGGGCCAAGGATGCCCAGGTCCTTTCGGCAGAATGGAAAGAGGAAATCTTCCTGGACCTTGTGGACGGATCCGCATGGACAGAAACCGAGATCGAGGGTTTTACGTCGGGGCCGGGCTCTACTCTGGCTTGATCCCGGAGCCCGTCTTCATCGACGGGAAGTTCGTGCCCCAAAACTGGGAGTGGCCGATGCCTGGAACCGAGGATTTCCGAAGAACCGATCCAGAGGCTTACGTCGGGCCAATGTTCCGGATCGTCCAGGATTTCGCGATCCTTGTAGAGAAGGGAATCCTTCCGGTCGCTGGTGGAATCCTTGACCAGCCATCCAAGCTCATGGCAGGAATCAAAACCTACCTTGGGGCCGTGAACCACTGTACCAGCTTGTGCCACAAGTCGCCAGGGGAAGGAGTGCCGCAAAGTGGCTGAAAGCTCTACGGTAACCCTCAAGGGGCGGTTTGAAGACGACATCACGCCTGGGCTACAACGGGCACAATCCGAGATCGCGAACACCCGCGTCAGTATCGACAAGATGGGGCCAGCGGAACGCGCATGGAGCGAGGAAATCCAGCGCGTCCGTACATCGATCATCGAGCAGCGCGATGCGCTGGTTCTTCGCAAGGAGGCACTGGACGATCCAGCGACCCGGCGAGCGATCAAAGAGGCTGCGCAGCTTCATGACGAGATCAACAAGCTGACCAAAGCCGAAGTAGGGAACGCCGAAGCCGTCCAGCTCACCAGCCGTTCCCGCAAGGAATTGATCGTGCTCATGCACGAACTCTCCCAAGGCAGATACAAGAACTTCGGCGGGTCCTTGATGGTCCTCGAAGAG